AACCATACCTCTAACAACACCATCAATAGATGCTTGTGTCATTTCGTCTAGTATCTCAAATCGCATACGAAGCCTTTCAATGATCTGGTCATCTGTTTCGTTAGGATTGTCAACTGCATCGTTAACTACACTAATAATTGATTCCGCTTTTTTAGACTTGCGGTTAGTCTTAAGTGCCATTGTTTTCATATGCAAACTCCTGTTTGTGTTTAAATTCTAATTATATCTAAGTATAACACCGGTATGTCTTACTGTCAAGAAAAGAGTTGACTCTTTTATCCAGCAATATCAAGTGCTTATAAATCTTTTGAAATTTATTTTGTTTTAAGAACAAATTCCATACCACTCATATTAGCAATATATACGCCTGGCTTATATTTCTTAAAGTTTAGTGGTATGCCCTGTAGTTCTGCACGAATGCTGTCGTGTGATTTACGGATAATAGTAACTTCAGCAGTCTTATCGTTATCTGTACATGTTACAGTCATAACTTCTGGCTCGTCCCATTTCATTATTTTAGCTCTCCCATAATTTTAACACGATTTAACATTGTTTCTTTTGCTTTGGAATACTTACTGTTCTCATGTTTGAGAACTGTTCCACGAATAGTAACGGTTTTGCCGTTAATGATATCACTAATATCTGGCTGATCTCTCCACCAAAACTTGATAATGTCTGTATCATTATATACACTAGTGATCATGTATACGCCTGATGTTTGAATAAACTTAACATCAATGATCTCTACTGAAAGGTCATAACGTGTACGGACTTCACCAAAGTAATCACTTTTAAAACGTAACTCTTCAATTTTGTCTGTAATAGTTTGCCTTACTTTGTCAATAACATTCATATGAGGTATACTGGCAATAACGGCAACAGTGAAGTTGGTAAGATCATTAGTAAACGCCTCACTTACACTGGTTTCAAAGCGAGTTAAACTACCCTGTAGTTTTTTCAGCATAAATTTACCATTGAACTTGTCCATGATAACTTGTGCTTCTTGCATATCTTCTGAGGAAGGGCGGGTATTATCAGCGATAAGATCAAGAATAAGCGATTTGTTATCCTTAACTTCGACTGATTTCTCACCTGTGTTTGGGTCTACTTTAATATAGCCATCGCCACTACGAACAAAGCCCTGTGAGTTGTACGTTTGTACGCCCAGAGCAAGTACTTCTTGTGGGTTATAGCCGCTGATAATTTTAGATTTTTTAGCCATGTTCACTGTCCTATTAGCTTGTTTGTCCTATATTACTATAATAGCACAATTAGCCAGTGTGTCAAGTGTTTTTTTATAAAGAAATATCTTCTAGTCCTGCCGCTCTAAGTTTAACGATATTATTAATCTGAAACTGTTTTGCCTCCAGAGCTTTAATAACACCGATAAACCTATTGCGAACTAGACTGAAATCGTTGATGAGGTATTGAAGCGATATTACGTCCTCTTCTCCATCAACGAACTTTTCTGCGTCCCTAGAACTGAGTGCCCTATTATAAGACTCTAGAAACTTACGGAAAATTTTACTGCGAGTTTTTCGCATTTCAGTATTGAGGTATTCGAGTATTGCTTCTACTTCTTGAAGTTGGTTAAAACGGTGCTCAACGATACCAGGCATGTCACGGCTCTGTTTTTCGAGGTTACCTTTCATTCCACATTCATACTTTGCTTCATCTATTTCTTTTTCAAAGTGTGATATCGCTTCCACGATATCACTCATATTTGCAGTTACTCTTCTATACCATTTACTCATGAGATTTATTCATCCCACTCTGTATCGAATTCTTCATCCAACCAGTCGTCCTCAGGTTCTGTTTCATCCTCTTCCAAAACAGTATCAACTGCTTTATCCAAGTATTCATCATGTTCTCCTATTTCAACTGCATTAGACTTTACATCGAATCCATAATCTACAAGTTTATATACAAATGTTTCTGCATAATCTAGTTTAGACTTATCAGGAATAAACGAGAATCCTACATCATACAATTGTAGCATAAACTCTAGGTCACTGTCATTAAGATTCATCTACTTCTACCTCTTCAACGATTACATCAGGAACCTCATTAGGATTTGCATCCTGTACTTCTTCTGGTAATGAACCAAACTCTTCCATAACCTTATCCAATGCACCATCTTTATTTGCATTCCAAGGCTTACGGAACATTTTAATTACTTCACCAGTGACTGGACTAATATATTCTAGACTATTACCACTTTTCTTTAGGATGTCTTTTGCCTCAAAGAATTCAGTTAGTCCACTATATGGGCTCATACCAGTCTCATAAGGTATTTCAACTTGTACACTTTCAAAAGGTTTAGCATAACGAGTCTTCATTACTTTACAAGCGGCTCTAATACCATTTACTGTAGTAGTCTTATTACCATCTGCGTCTACTTTTAGTTTAAGTTTTCGCATTGCAACAACAATACTTGAGGCATAGATAAAGCCTTGTCCACCACTGATCTTGTCATCTGGATCAAACATGTCCTGTGATGCATAAGTGTGGTTAGTAGCCATAAGTCCAACGTTATATTCACCGAACATATTGACCGTATTACGAACTAATGATGTTAGTGCTTTAGGCTTACGGCCCATATCACCTTTCATATCACCTTTTTGGAACTGATCAACATCTGTAGGTGTTAATAGCATACCAAGTGAATCAACTACAAACAATACTTTAGGACGTTCTTCGCTTTCTTTATCTGCATATTCCAGCTTATAGTCCTTCATAAAGTCTGATACTGTCTTAGCAACATCATCAATCATACTCATGTTTAGTTTAAGCAATTTGCTTTCGTCTGTGTCGACGTCCAATGCATGTAACCATGCTTCGTCGAGTGCATTTTCACTATCAATTAAGATAACAAATATGCCTTGATCTTGTGCCGCTTTAACAATATTGCCTGCGGCTATGTAGCTTTTTCCTGCTCCACTTTCACCAGCTAGTACAGTAACTTTACCTAGTGGGATACCTTTTTCAAAGTCTCCACTAATTAATTTATTAAGAGTAAAATTGCCTGTGGAGATCCAAGTGTCGGGATCATTAAACCCGACACTCAAACCTGGGACTGCTTTGGTGATACTTTTGCGGAATTTACTTACGTCAAAAGGTCTTGCCATATTAGTCGTCCTTTTCCATTGCATTTGCTTCTTTAATAACTTCAAGAAGAGTAGCTTCATCGTTAATAATTAGATTAACATTCTTATACTCATCTGCTTTATCACGACCACTTGCTTCAAATCTAAAGCCATTATCGTAGTTATAGATTGTATAAGATTCGTTGATCTTTTTAAGTTTGCTTAAATTAGCCATTTTTTATCTCCTTAATTTTCTTTACGTTGACGAATCATTGCTAAGATGTCCGCCGCACTAGTTGATGCATCGTCAGTCGTTGCCGGTGCAGGTGTTGTCGCTCCCATTTCTGCTGGTGTTGCCACTGGAGCAGGCGCCATCTCTGCCACTGGAGCAGGTGTTGGTGCTGGTGCTACTGGTGGTGCTACTGGAGCCGGTGCCACTGCAGGTGCTGGGGTTGAGGAAGTAGCCGCATTACGGTTACCAGGCGCCTCTACGCCATATGGACGATAGTAATCGGCAAACCTAGCAGGATCATACATTTGACCATCTACACTTGCTTCAAACATTTCGAAAATAATACCAACCTCTTCTTGTGTTGGCTTCTTAGGTAAGAAGTCATTAAGGTTAAACAACCCATTATTTGTGATTGCATCACGTTCCGGTTGATCCAATGAACGCTCTCTACGAGCCCAATTAGATGTTGAATAATCAGCATACTGGCCTTTAGTAGACTTCTGTACTCTAAAGTCTGTGCCTGCTTCATAATCAGTTGGAATTTCTGGGAAGTCTGGATCCATTAGTGCCTGACTAATGATCTTAAAGATCTGAGGACTAATAACGAATCTACGGATTGGATTTTCAGGAACTGAGTCTTCCTGTAGATCGCTCTGTGTTACAAAGCCTTGGAAGATATAACTTCTCTTCTTCCAATACTTCCTAGCCATGTCTTCCATGCTTGGATCTTTAAACCAAGGACGGATCTCTGCATGTACTGGGCAACTATCTCCCCACATTTCAACACAAGGAACTTGTACTGTAACGGGTTTGTGTTGATCACCACCTACTACACCAGGGAATTCCATACGAATCATCTGACGCTCTTTCCAAAAGAACGTGTTAGTTTCGTCTGAGTCTGGGAGGAAACGCAATGTTGCGGAAGTGCCTTCTGGAATATTCCAGTGAGGGAAAATGGCGTTGTCGCCACCACCTGAGGAACGTGTTCCTGAGGATTTTGTTTCTTGTGCGAGTAATTTCGCACGGATTTCTGCCAAAGATGCCATGATATTTCTCCTATATTAGCCTCTATTAGTAGCGATACTTAATGTATCACTTTGTAAATGTAGCTCTTAACTACTTGTGCCTATACAGTATAGCGTTTATAGTACTTACTGTCAAGTACTTTTTTGAATTATTTTAAGATAAATTCTTTCTTAGTTCAAGAATTGCCTCTTCGTCTAATCCAATAGCACTTTCAACTGCTGGAGTTGCCTGTGCTTTTGCAGCCAAATAGTCAGTAATCTTTTTAACTACTCTACTGCTAAAACTATTTATATGATTTCCATCACCTGTTAGATCAGTAATAGCATTCCACAAATCATCGTTCTTGGATCGCTGTCCTAAGAATGATAGTAGTGAAGCCATTTTTGCCATCTCTCCAGATTGTCCTGAATATTTTTTAGGATTTTCATTGTCTGGATGCTCTGGATCATCTTCGCTATAGGTGATCTTCAAATCTGCTCCGCTATTAATAATGTCCACGACACGTTTAATAACTGCTTTTGTTTCTTTTTCTTTTCTTGTGTTTTCTGCTACAATACGTCCAACTTTTGAGAGTATTGAATTTAACTCTTCTGTCTTGAACGTATTGTAGAGGAATTTTTCTGTAACATCAACCTCATTAATTTCTTCTTTATTCTCTTGAACTTGAAAGTTGTTATAACCTCTGAGGGTTGACAAACTTTTAACTGTGCTTTTGTATTCACCTAATCGGTTACTAATTGTTTCTACAATATCACTGTTATCTTCGTTAACTAGATTATTTGACTTAACGTGCCTTACAAATTTGTTAAGTTCTGCGATCTCTTCACATAGACCGAGGATTGCTGTCCCCTTGTCATCATACGGAGTACCGCCTTCATTGACGTGCATCGCCATCGCTTTTGCTCCTGCCATATATCTATGGGGGAACGAAAATCTTTCACCTTGTGAGTTTTCAATAAAGAGTGCTTGAATGTTTCTACTACGGGCGCCACGTCTTTCTTCATCAATTCCTTGCTTATGCTTAATAACTAATTTTGCATTAGGGCTTTGGATATAACTTGTTTTCATGCTGCCGAATGGTTTACTGAACCCTTCTTGTATGGTTCCTTCTTTAACACTCTGGTGTGCAAAGTCTTTTGGCGCAATTTCTTTATCGAATTTTCTCACAGTATACTCTCCTAGATTTTTGTGTGCCACTGATTTGACACTATCTAATAATTTCTTGTTGCCTGGAATATCGTATCCGGCTCCAGCTTGAACAACTATTTCATTTTTTGCTTCATCCTGTCTGAGGGTAATCATTAAGTCTTGATCGTAAGCATAAAAACGTGTGGCTTCTTCTGGATTAAGTGTTTTAATCCCTTCAGATGTAAAAAGTCTCACCTTGTAGTTTGATCCTTTTAGTATATTAAATATTTCATCTGCAATGTTAGTCACGAGTATTGTTCTCCTATAATAGTATTTATGCCTTTAGAGTTATAAGAAGCTCATTGGCATGGGTTCATCGTAGTCATCTTCATTCATTTCTGATAAGGCTTCAAAGGCATTATCATCATATTTTGTGATTTCTTGTGCCATTCTAACAACAAGTATAAGTGCCATTACTAGATCATCAGTTTCACCTTCTTTTGCTGAGAAACTTTGTCCTCTGGCTACAAATGTCTTTAGCTCACGAAGTAGATTCTTACTGGCAATCTCTACTCTATCGCTCTCTACCCAATGCTTTAGTTTGGCACAGGCGGCAATTTTACTCTTATGTGTAGTAGTAAATCCCTTACGAACTCTGCCCATTCCTCTACGTCTAGGTTCTGTTAACATTGTTCCCACAAAATGCTCTTCACCGATCTCTTCTAGCATTACAAGAGCTGCTTCACCCAGAGTATTGTTTTCTATACTATAGTATACATTATCTTTATTAACACCTTCTTCTGCTAGGTAATTACCTATCTGTTGTAGTATGCGAAGTTGTTGTTGTACAGGTGTTTTGTTATGTTGCCACTCTGCTACTTGTTTCATACCCGGAAGTTCATATACTTGTATAGCCGCATTATCTCCACCAGTACCTAAACTAGGATCTAATCCAATTATATATATTGCTTCTTTTACTATTGGCTTATACCAACGTACTTGTCCTTGTTTAGCATATGGAGTTTTGCCTTCCATCATTGCTAGTCTAATACTATCCACAAGTGTCTCATCAAATGCTATAAACTCACAATTGTGTTCACGTCTAAATCGTTCTTCACCAATTTTACTCTGTTCCTCGTCTGCCCATTTTTGATCTCTGTCAGGATGTACTTCCCAATTAGCTAGAAAGTGTGCAAATCCATTCTTACCATGTGGAGTTTCATTACCAAAATCATCAATATTCTTCTGAGCTTCATTCCATATCTGTGCAAACTGATCATCATCTTGATTTGGTGTTGATGTAATAATACATTTACCACCTGTTGCTAGTGTAGGTGAAAGTGAAGTCCAGAACTCTTTAGCGATAGTAGGCCTAACGAATGCAAACTCGTCTAAGTATACAAGTGATATGGACAAACCACGTCCTGTATTATCTGTTGTTGCTTGTGCAATTATACGACTACCATTATCAAACTCTAAACTACCTTTATTATAAGCAGTTACGCCAGCTCTAATAAAGTCTGGCAACAATTCGTATGCGAAACGTATACGTTGCATGATCTCTTGAGC